CGAAATGAAAGCACTATCAGCATTTGAACAGACCGCGCTGCAAATAGAAGTTGCGAAGCTGCGCAGACAAGTAGCAGAGCAGCAAGAAATGACCACGGGCCAAAAACTCGCATTATCCGCTATCTTTGCATCCTGCGGATACGTTGAAGATGGGAGCTGTCAGACAGTGCAAATCTATCAAGACGATGCGACAAAAGACTGGATATTTACTGCCGGTAAGAAAACTATATTTGCAAGTAGTAAGTCTGAACTTATGGATAAGGTAGTAGAGGACTTTGTCCGCACACAAGGAGAATGAAATGGAACGAAAACTTTGGTTATACATAATCGCTTTAGTAGTATTAATCTCTATAGCGCACACGATGGCCTACAACGACGAAGTGATGATGGAGGCCTCCAAGCACGAAGTGATGCACTATCGGAGCGAAGCGACACACGGAGAGGAGGCCAGCGCCCCTCCCGTTGCAGACAACATGCACCTCCTCGCAGATAGGGACTAGTCCCGAAGCGTGCCCCTCCAACGAACGCCAGTGACCCGCGAAGCGGGGGAAAGGAAATTAGTATGCCCACTTTTACTTTAACAATAAAAGATACCACAGTTGGTATTCTCTTTGATATTGCATCTAACCTCAGTCTTCCTGAGCATCTCACATTAGAGGAGAAGCTATCTACTGCTATTGATGCTATTGCCGACTCTATGGAAACAGTATCTGATGTCGAGGTAGTATCAGCTGGGGAGCCTCTACAAATGCAAGATGCACTAGAGGCTATCTTAAATCCTAACATTAGTAGCACCTATACACCTCCAAGTACACCTATCCCAGTATCTAAAAACCTAACATGGGAAGATATCATTGCCCTTAGGCCTGATATTGAGTCTAATGGCGCACTCGATGAGGTAGTAAGAGAATCTATCTGTATTGTCTTTAATGAGCTGCCGACAGATGAGTGGGACACTCCTCATGCAAAGGCCTTGATAGAAAAAACGCACTATTTAGTAATGTATAGAAAAAAATCACACGATGAAGGGAGGCATGAGCAGTAAAAAAAATATACCAAATAGGTGAAAAATGTATTGACATACTTTATGTATATATGTAATAATGTATGTTCATTGCATACATAGTGCAGTGAGTTTATTAACTAAGGAGACTAAAATGGAAATTAGTGCTAGACTGAAGGATTCAAAGGAAGCAGTTAAGGTAACCTATAACTTTCCGTCTGACCTGAAAGGGTTGACTGATAAGTTTGGTGCAGATGTAGTCTATGCTAAGGCTATGGGTAGTTTGATTATTGATATTCAAGCTACTATTCGCCGATACTTGGTTGCCAAGACTGATAAAGATGGCAAGGTTGTAAGTAAGCCGAAAACACAGGCAGAGATTCAAGCTATTATCTCTTCTTGGGTACCTGGAGTTGGTGCTGTTCGTAAGACTCCTGTGGAAAAGATTGGCAACTTGCTCTCTCAAATGACGCCGGAAGAGAAGAAAGCTTTGCTGGCTCAGCTGAGTGCGAAAGCGTAAGGCCTAATGCTCAGTTACTACCGAGTGTTAGTGGTATTCATATAGGGATACCCTGCAGTTATTAGTTAGTCCTAAAACCGACTGATGACTGTGGGATTATCCTTAATCAATGCAGTAACTGTGTAACAATTTGTTACACGCTAAAATAATAAGGTGCCTTTATGTCAGAGCAAGAAAATCTTCCGCAATGTAATAAGATGCAAAAAGTATTTATCATGAATAAAGGTGCTCATGATTACAGTGATGCACTTCGCTATGGTGAGCTTTCTTTTTGCACAGAGGGGCTTGTTGCTAAGTATAATACTAGTCAGATGGTTCGTATCTTTAATGATGCCTTTAAGGATAGTGATGCAGAAGATTATATTCTTATGACTAGCCTAACAACTCTCTGCAGTATTGCATGCTCTGTATTTGCTACAAAGCATCGACGCCTTAATTTACTAATCTTCAAAGATGAGCGATATATTCTTCGTAGGATTGTCTTTGATTAGTAGTACTACGCTTTTATTATTAACTACAAGGAGATATAAAATGATAGTACCTTTCTTACACTACTCCCATCTAACGCAAAGCTAGCTATTATGATACTACAAATTGTAGTAGCTGAAATAGTTTGTGCTTTGATAGCAGTATATACAACTGGAGCATTGCAACAGTTATTTGCTATGTTTACTTTTATAGGTATTATACTGCTCTTTAGTATATTTCGTAGCTGGATAATAGATAAGGAGAACTCTCGTGGAAGATATTAAACAACTACCCGTGTCATACTATACCAAAGTAAATACAGGTCGGTATTATGAAGTCGAATATGGGCATGAGGATAAAGCTTATCTTGATGCTTATACTGAAAAGATTTTAGATGATATTGACCCTTATCGTAGCCCATCTAAAGGAAAGTTAATTCTTAAAGGTGGCCTATGGACTTGTATAATATCTCATTATGGGCTGGACTGATATGACTACTATAAGCACAAATGCAGATAAAATATATGTAGATAATACGAAACTAAGCGACTACAAAGTTTGCCCAAGATATTACTATCTTCGTCATATTAAGGGATGGAGACCTGGTGGTACAGCTATGCCTCTTATCTTCGGTCTATGCTGGCATGAGGCAATGAATATAGTTTGGGTTGGCTATGCTAGTGTTCGCAATGGAAGTATCACAAAATGGGACTTAGTAGATGCTGCTATGCTAGCATTCGAGAATTGTTGGACTGACCAGGGACTAAAGGCATTCGAAGATTTAGATATGCAAGATCTCGAAATGCTTGGTGCTCGTACTCCAATGATAGCAAAAGAGATGCTTATTAACTACATTGAGAAGCGTGAAGACATCCTCAATACAATGGAGCTAATTGCTGCCGAGCGCCCCTTTGCCGTACCTTTATATCCAGACCGTACTGATATTTGGTATATAGGTCGTAGGGATAAGGATGTAAAAGTAAATGGTGATATTGTAGTTATTGAACATAAGACTACCAGTGAGTACAAGATTGATGGCGGTTTTAAGTCTCAGTATCTAGAAAGTTTCTATCCAAATAGTCAGGTAGAAGGCTACCTATACGCCGCTAACATTGAGTATGGAGATGTTCGTTATGTCTGGGCTGATGCAGCATTAGTGCATAAAAAAGTGCATAATGCCTTTCGCTTTATTCCAATTAGCGCTACTATCACTGCACTTAACTCTTGGCTCTGGGAGACACGAGACTGGGTAGATAGAATTCAAAGTGAGCTTGAACGTCTCGCCGATGCTGAGGCACAAAAAATTCTTACTGCATTTCCCAGAAGCACTAATCAGTGTGTTGGAAAGTATGGTTTATGCAGTATGCTCCCAATCTGTCGAGGCTTTAATAATCCAGCTACGTTAGATGTACCACCACCAGGGTTTATTCATGACCCCTGGAATCCGTTTGACTTACTTCATATTAGTACACTTAAATTGGAGAAATAAAATGAAACAAGATGAACAAGATATAACAGAAGATATAGTAAAAACTATAGTAACTCACGCGACAGATGCGCTAGGACTTCCATTAAGCCTTGGAGTTATACCTTTTATTGCACTACTGCAAGATATCGGCAATTTAAGTCATTCAACAAATGATAAGCGAGCCCTTATACATGCTGTTGGTATGCTAGTAGCAACTACTATACCAGAGGGTAAGTATTATGCATTCCTCGCAGAGGCTGAATATGCAAAAAGCTTAATTGCGGCAGTAGATGATATTATACTAAAAGCAAAGGGGTGATGAAATGGGCACCAAAGTGTTAGAGATAGTTGAATTGGCAAAGAGCTATGGTGCTGTAGTAGGTGTCAAGCACATACTGGACACAGACAAAGAAATGGTGCACTTCACGCCGAAGGAACTGGTAGATTTCTTTGATGGTGCAAAGAAACAGGGCCGCGACGGGCTTGTGCGCCATCCACTACCGTCACAGGCTAACAAAGAAGGAGGAGGAAGCATGGCTTTCACAGTGTGTGAAGTGGTGCTAATTGCCGTCGGTTCTTGCATTGTTGGAATTATTGTGCAGATGCTTTGGAAATGGGTAGAAAAATGATACATAGCAATAGAATGTACTCTAACTTAGACCGATATAGGATACGCTGGATAGTTGCTTATCAAGAATGCTTATTTGAGAAGCGCATTGCATGTCTGCTTCCATATAAGAGAGTACAACTTGAGCTAACACTGTGTGATAGGAGCTAATAATGAGTGATGATAAATTAGTAAGTTTTGTAATACTTGGAGTACTATTTCTAGTTATTATACTTGTACTATCACTATCATATACAAGATATCTAGAACATTCTTGTGTACTTTCGGCTATGTTACATAGCTATCAAGCAACTGATATACAAGCTATCTGCGTACATAGATAAGGAGAATATAATGGCAAATGCTAAAGATGCTCATGATGTAGCAACGCATAAATTTTTACTCTTAGGTCCTACTGGTAGTGGAAAGACCAGCCAGTTATTAACTCTGCAAGGAAGAAAGTTTGCATATCTATTTGACCCAAATGCTCTATTAACATTAAAAGGTCATGATGTAGAATATGAGGCTTTCTATCCAAATAATCTATCTCTTGACTTACAAAGTCTAAAGAAAGATAAGGGTGGTGATGTATTGATGGGAAGGCAGCGAAGCGAAGTATATCTTGATTGGGAAAAAGACTTTGATAAAAAGTTAAGTAGTGGTTTCTTTGAGGACTATGATGTTATAGCTATGGATAGTATTACAACATTACTTGATTTGATTATGGATAGAATCTTAGCTATCAATGGCAGGGCAGGCAGCTGGCCTCAACAAGATGATTACGGTCCTACTATGGTTACATTTACTAATATAGTTCGCACACTAACTAGTATGAATAAGACGCTATTATTTACTGGCCATCTATCTCTTGAAAAGGATGAGCTGAGTCAGACTATATATCGTGTTCCTGTTATGACTGGGAAGCTGAAGGAGAAAATTCCTCTACTCTTTAGTGATATATTTGCTACTGACTGTCAGAATGATGGGAAGGGAAGCATTACCTATACCATTCAGACTGTTGGAGATAGAAGAACTCCAACGATTCGATGCAGTATAAAAGGCCTTGAGCCTTTTGAAGATGTAACAATAGATTGGAGTAAGTCTGTCGAGGGGCAGGGCATTGGCGGCCTGTTGAATTGGGAGAAGAAGCAGATAACTGGAGACAAGGCAACTAAATAATACAATAGAATAAGGTGCGTAGCATCTCACTGCCGAAAGGCCTTTTAATCTTAGGAGAAACTTATGTTTATTAATATGAACTTATCGAATGTAGCAGAACCGAAACCTGTATCACCTGGCCGTTATAACCTAACTATCAGTGATGCAAAGTTTCGAGAGGTAAAGCGAGATATTGAAGTTAGTCTTGGTATTGATGGTCATCTTGACGCTCCAAATATTCGGCACTTTATTAGCTTACCAAAGTCTGATGATGATGCGGGAAAGGTTAGTTTCAAACAGCTAATGTTGAAGCGCTTTCTTGTACAGTTTAATATTCCCTTTAATGACTCTGAGGGCTTTAATATCGAAGACTTTAATGGTCAACAGGCAGCTGCTCAGTTGAACTTAAGTGAGCCTGATGATAGTGGTACGGTATATAACCGTATGCAGTTAGATAAACTTGCAAATGAGCCAATCAAAGCACCTGTAGCAACAGTAAGAAAGTCTTAAGGCTATAAACAACTGGGGGCAGAGCACCGCCCCCTATAAGGATTACAGTAGTGTGTAACAATTTGTTACATACCTAATAAATATTGGAGATTATTATGTCTACAAGTATCTATCATGAAATAAGTCGTACAACTGGCCAGCATCGTATCATCATAGTACGTGACGGTATTCCTAAAGCAGGCCTTTGGGCTGAGGCGTATCAGGTTGCTGTGCATGGTAAGTATCGTGCAGTCGTTCAAGGTGGTGCATTACCTGCCGGTGTGTTTACTACTCCCAGCGCTGTGTATGAAAATATAGAAGCGTGAGGCGAGAGATGAAACTTAAAGATATAACAAAGGACCTACGTGATATGACGGATGAAGAGCTAAGGGCTCATATAGCGCACATTCGCCACAATAAATATGTTGCTAGGCCTGCAAAGGCTAAACACATATCTGATGTACAGAAGCCCGAGAAAAAGAAGCGCGTAAGTGCTGTTAATAAACTAATCAACGGCATGAGTGATGATGAGAGGCAGCAACTATTACTAATGCTTGAGGGAGATAATAATGTCTGATAGTGTAAAGATTATTGACTTGAAGAAAATAACTATCGGTGAGCGGTTTCGCAAAGACCTAGGAGATATTAACCAGCTAATAGAGTCAGTAAAAGAGAAGGGTATACTGCAGCCTATTACTGTTAATCAGGATTTTGTACTTCTAGCTGGCGGTCGCCGTGTGGCTGCGGCACATGCTGCTGGCCTTTCAAAGATTCCTGCTCTCATTCGAGACCAATCAAGTATGGAGTTTGCCTCTATAGATCTACGTGAGGTTGAGTTAATTGAGAATGTATTTAGAAAGGATTTCTCCTGGGAAGAGCACGCTAGTCTTATAGCTGAAATCGATAGTATGTGTAGGGCTAAGCATCTCGACTGGAGTGTTCGTAAGACTGCTAAGCTACTTGGCGAATCTCATCCAATGAATGTAAGTCGCTCATTACAGCTAGCAGAAGCCCTTCAAGTTATGCCAGAGCTTGCTCAATGTAAGACGCAGGATGAGGCTATTAAATTCATTAAGCATGTAGAAGAAGATGCTATTATGACGGAGCTTCGTCGCCGACAGGACGATCGCATTACATCTGCTACTACTAATGGGGATAGATACATTGCAGACTTTATAACACTGGCAAAGACTAACTATCATATTGGAGATGCTATTACAGCTATGAAAGCTCTCCCCGCTGGTGCTGGAAATCTGCATCTAATTGAGGTTGATCCTCCATATGGTATTGAGTTAAATGAGCAGAAGAGGGGAGATAGTGCAGCTACATACAAAGAGGTGCCCCGTAATGAGTATGCTATATTCCTAAAGGAGGTTGCTGAGCAGACATTTCGTATTGCACCTACAAATTGCTGGATGGTCTGGTGGTTTGGACCTACGCATCATCAATTAGTTCTAACAACGCTTCGAGAAGCGGGCTGGATAGTAGATGAGATACCAGCCATCTGGAATAAGGGGTATGGTCAGACTATGGCACCTGAGAATTACTTTGCCCGAGCATATGAACCTTTCTTCTTATGTAAGAAGGGTGCGCCTGGTATGGCTAAGCGCGGACGCTCTAATGTATTTAACTATACTCCAGTAGCCGGTGTTAAGAAATATCATCCAACTGAGCGTCCGGTAGAACTTATCGAAGATATTATTGAGACTCTAGTCGGTATCAATAGCCACATCCTAATTCCCTTCCTTGGTAGTGGTGCTAGCCTTCGTGCTTGCTATAATACTGGAGGTACTGGGTGGGGATATGACTTAAACCCTGAGTATCGAGATAAATTTTTACTGGCGGTGGAAGCAGACGTCAGAAAGCTCAACGATAGTGATGAGGAGTAAAAATGTTCACTCCACAACAACAACATAGAATTGTTCCAGGCACTGGGAATAAGAATGCACCTATATGTATTATAGGTGAAGCGCCAGGTACTGAAGAGGATAGGCTTCTTCGACCATTTGTAGGAGCTGCTGGTACTGTACTTGAGAGTTGCCTACATGCTGCAGGCTTAACGAGAAGTGATTGCTATATAACTAATGTTATAAAAGTTAAGCCGAGTGGCGGGGGTCTTGACCAGTATTATAATAGCTCTAGTGGAACATTCACGGATGCTGGACATGAGTGGCTTAATATACTGGAAGATGAGCTGTTAGCTGTTCAGTCAAATGTAATTGTAGCTCTTGGCTCTACTGCTCTATCTGCTTTAACTGGGAGAAAGTCTATTGTAAAATATCGTGGCTATGTACACGAAAGTCTATCGCGTTTCGGTAGACGTAAGATTATCCCAGCATATCATCCAGCTGCTAGCCTTCGTGGCCAGTATATTATTCGTTACTATATAGTAGCAGACTTAAAGAAGGCGAAGCTGGAATCTGCTTATCCTGATATACGCAGGCCTGAGCGGAAGATTATTATTCCAACTACGATAGCTGAGGTAATTGATTGGGCTAGCTATTTAATGACGCAACCAATCTGGGCTGTTGATATTGAAGTTATGAACTTTGAGGTTAGTGCCATCGGCTTTGCTTCCTCGCAAGATCTTGCTATTAGCTTTCCTCTAAGCGGTCAGCACTGGAGTGAGGATGATGAGTGTACAGTCTGGTTTTGGATGAATAAGTTACTAACAAGTGGTGCACGAAAAGTATTTCAAAATGGTATCTTTGATATTAGCTTTCTCTTAAATCAATGTGCTATTCATGTGCAGCCGCCAATTGAAGATACAATGATAGCTCATCATATAATGTATCCAGATATGCTTAAGGGGCTGGGCTTTCTTGGTAGTATGTACTGTGGGTCTCAGGAATTTTGGAAGGATGCTGTTAAGTGGGATAATATAAAGGACGAATCATGATAACTGAACTAAACATTGGAGACATAGTATTATGCTATCCACCACTTATGCTTGGTAAAGCTACGTGTATTTATATATTCCTTTCTGGTAGAACCCCAGATAGAAAGCTTATAGATAAATACTATAAACCAAATCTTGGGAAGAAATTTCCTGAGATATATAAAAAGCCGACAGTTAATATCTATGTCCTAAAGCGTGACATACCAGGAGATGAGTATATTATTCTTTCAGGTACAAAAGCTAACTTTGGAATGTTACGTAAGATATATGATACATTACTTATTTTACAAGATGGAGACATAAAATGAAATTACCTCCCACAAGTCCTAAGATGCATGAGATTAGAAATAGAAAGCCACCTGACCTGCATAGTAGCTTCCTTGACTGGGTACAAGATACTTATGCCCCATCTGAGCAAGCTACGGTAATAGATAATTTTATACAGAATGGAACTTATCCGAGTGAGTTTTTATTCTGGTGGAGGAGTTTGGTATGACTATCGACCTTAATCTTTTACATTACAACGCACTCGACTGCGCATGCACACTTCAAGCTCACGACGCTTTTTGGCATGAGATAGACCAGTATGGCTATCGTTGGGCTTATGATTTTACTATGAGCTTATTTGAGCCTTTAATCTTCATGCAAAGTCGCGGGTTAAAAGTAAACTTTGAGAATCTGGAGAAAACAAAGATTGATATTACTGCTGCTATTGATAGAGCACAAGAAGAATTAAATACTCTCTGCGGCCGAGAGCTTAATGCTAATAGTCCAAAGCAGGTAGCTAATTATCTCTACATCGAAAAGGGGATACCCGCTTACTATAATAAAAATGGTGGTGTTACAACTGATGATAAGGCTCTTCAAAGAATTGCAAGAGGTACTGCTAAGCGTGCTGGTCTTAGAGAGGCACGGCTTATTCAGGATATTAGGGGTTATGTTAAACTCTACGGTACATACCTCGACATCGACTTTGACACAGATGGTAGGCTTCGGTGTGTCTATAATCCGAGGGGAACTAAGTTCGGACGCCTTTCTTCCAGCGCCACAGTCTTTGGAACGGGTACAAACTTACAAAATCTACCTCAGGAATTCAAGGCTTTTATCGTACCAGATGATGGATACTTTTTCTGGGAAGCTGATAAACGGCAGGCAGAGTGGGTAGTTGTTGCCTACCTCTCTGGGGATGCTAATATGCTATCTGTTATTGAAAGTGGCGGCGACCCACATAGCCATACTGCTCACCTTATGTTTGGAATACCAGAGGATATAATTAAACTAGATCATAAGATTGTTGGGGGCTTAATGGATAGGGATGAGATATTTGAGCGCCGGCAGGCTACACCGGAGCTAGCTGGACTATACCTACCTGGAAGTATGAGTGCTCGGCAAATGGGTAAAAAATGTCTAGTTGAAGATACAGAGGTTCTAACTCCAGCTGGATGGATTCCTATACAGACCTTAAATACTAATACTAAGATACTACAGTTTAATAGTGATATGCTAGAGTTTGTATATCCGACAGCTGTTAATGTATATAGCAATAATAGTACTGAATCTATGATTAGTATTGAATCTAATCATATACATCAGATAATTACTCCAGAGCATAAACTCCTAATACAGCGTGCTAAGGATAGAGGTGGAAAGAGATTTATTACAACAGCAAAGAACTTAGATGTTACATCTACACATTGGGAATTTCCTATAAGTGGCTATCTAGATAATAAAGAATCCTTACTAAATACCTGGGAGATGCGATTATTAGTAGCTATACAAGCTGATGGAAGTATCGACCCTTATGATAATTTAATTCTTCGAGTTGATAAGCAACGTAAACTAGATAGAGCTGAGCTAATATTATCCATGCTTAACTTAAAGTTTACGAAAACTAATAGAGGGTTTTTTATTCATAAAAGTAATCCGCTATGTGTAAAGATAAGTAATCTATTAAACGGAAAGCATAAACTTTTTGGCTCATATCTACTACAATGCTCTCAGCAATCTCTATGTGCATTTATTACTGAGGTAGTACACTGGGATGGCTATAGTCCAAAGAAACAGTATTTTACTACTGTAAAAGAAAATGCTTATTGGGTACAGACTATTGCGCATATAACTGGTGGTAGGGCTACTGTTAAAGAAAGGCCTCCAACTGGATATGGGAAGAAGAACCTATTCTGGGTAATAATAAGTACTACGGATAATACATCCCTAGTTAGCATAAATAAGCAAGAAGTAGAGTATACCGGAAATGTATACTGCCCAACTGTTCCATCAGGATTCTTTATAGTTCGCTATAAAGGAAAGGTTAGTATAACAGGTAATTCAAATCACGGGCTAAATTATGATGAAGGCTATAATACATTTGCTCTTACAAATGAGATTGAGATAGCTGAAGCAAAGCGTATAATTAGCTTATATCATAAAATCTACCCAGGTATTAGACAGTGGCATGAGTTTGTTCGCCGACAGTTAAGCACAGATAGATCTTTAACAAACTGCTTTGGAAGAAAGATTAGATTCCTTGACGCTTGGGGAGATACATTGTTTAAGTCTGCGTATAGTTCAATCCCACAAAGCACAGTTGGGGATGTTACTAATATGGGTATGCGAGATATATATAATAGCGACCTAACAGACTTGACAGGAGTGGCTAATATTGATATAATGGCACAGGTACATGACTCAGTCCTAATGCAAGTCCCCATCACAGTACTAGATGATGATAGATTCTTTACCATCGTAGACCGTGTATATAACTATATATCTCCAGAACTTGAGTATAATCAGCGTAAGTTTAAGATAGCAACTGACTCTAAGTTTGGATTAAACTGGAGTGGGTATCATAAAGAACATAATCCACTTGGTATGCGGGAAGTTGAATTTAAGGGAACTCCTGCAGAATTCACATCTGCTATTAGGCGTGTAGTTGGGTATAAAGCGTCATTATAAGGATTATTATGTCAAGTCGTGAGCTGCCAGATTGGATTACCGGATACTTAAAATACACAGAGAGCTCAGAGCCGCCACTAGCATATCATACGTGGATTTCTATTGGTATGATAGCAGGAGCACTTCAGCGTAAGGTTCGTTTAGACTGGGGCTTTGAGCATATATATCCTAATATGTATATTGTTCTAGTAGGCCCTAGTGGTAGAAGTCGTAAGGGTATTGCTCTCGGTATTGGAAAAAGTATTCTCGCTGAGATTGGTGGTATTACTATGACTAGCGAGAATGCTACTCGTGAAGCTCTCATTCGAGCAATGAAGGGTGCAGTAACAAACTTTCAAATGCCGAACGGACAGATATTATTTCACTGTAGCATAACATGCTTTAGTGAAGAACTCTCTGTATTTCTTGGACAGAATGATATTAAGTTTCTAGCCAGTCTAACTGACTGGTATGACTCAAAAGATGATTGGACTTATGAGACGAAGGGTACAGGTAAAGACCACCTTCAAGGACTATGCTTTAATCTTCTTGGAGCGACTGCACCGGATTGGCTTCAAAGTATGCTACCACAGGAAGCTGTTGGCGGTGGTTTTACTTCTCGTGTTATCTTCGTTGTCGAGGATAGAAAAGGTAAAACAGTTCCAAAACCTATAATTACAGAGCATGAAGAACAACTTCGCAATGCGCTGATTGTAGACTTAAATAGAATTAACAACATGACTGGAATGTTCACATTCTCTCCAACTGGCGAGAAGGCATATACAGATTGGTATACTGGGTATGATAAGCTACTAGATAGCGGAAAGTATCCAGTTGAAGATGCGCGCTTTAATGGCTATGCAGAGCGAAGAGCTACCCATATCCGTAAGTTAATGATGATTATGTCAGCTTCAAGGGGTGATGATATGCTACTAACAGCCGAGGACTTTGAGCGCTCACATAAAATACTAAAGAGCGCTGAGCTGAAGATGAGTAGAACCTTTGGCGGTCTTGGTGGAGCTAAGTACGCAAATGCTACAGAGCGTGTAATGGAGTATATAAAAGGCATACATGCTCCTGTTAGCCGACAAGATGTTATGCGAAAGTTCTACCGAGATGTTGATGGTGCGACTATGCGTATTATAGAAGAGGTAATGGAACAGACTGGCTTCGTTACCATTAAAGTAAACCTACAAAGTGGGGATAAAATATATCTATATAATTATGAGAAGCCTGTGTAACAAATTGTTACACGCTATCGCTCCTCTGTACCAAGAAGTTTTATATCCTCCATGAAAGCTCTATCAAAAGCATCTGTCTTATATCCAATACTATTATTCGTAAGGGATTGTGCTATACCTTGCATACGCATTCTATCAGCAGGCTTTGCACTAATCCATTCATTATAGAATACATGACCGCGAACTTCTGGTGATAACTTTGCGCTGTATATCCACCAGGAGCGAGGCGGAATTCTATCACTAGCCTCATAATGCTTAAGAACTTTATCCACTGTAACTCCATACTTAAAGTGGTCTGATAGTTGTTGCCTATACTCTTGCGGTTGATTATTTATATAGGTTTCAATAGTCTTACTTGTTACACCATTTTGCTTTTGATTAAACTGAAATAGTAAGTCATCTAGCCCACTCTTCAGGGGAGCATACTTTGACCCAGAAGCTTCATCAGCTATCTGCATCTTATTCATAGCTTCAGTTCCAGGACTTGTAAACTTTATTACATTACTAAGCATTGGCGTATTTTGTATTAGGAGCATAGTATTATTAGCTTGCTCTCTTGGGTCAGCTCCTGCGAATAGATGCTTATACATACCGCCAGCCATCTGGATATAAGTATTATCTGTATTTAGCAACTTCTTACCAGCTGCTTCAAGTCTCATCGGACTAAGACCTGGTGCATTAGCATCGTCAGTAACAGCGCTTTGAACCTCAGCTACTCCTTGCCCAACACCTATAGCTATTGGACTTGTTGCTCGGCCAGTACCAAAAGTTCTAACCTCATCTTTTGGTAAAACTTTACCGCCTGTATATATAGAGCGCTCTGTAAAACTATCATAGTTACTAATATACGTTGATATAGCCTCAATAGTAGGAATTGGTAATGGACTATTAATAGGTGCTATTTGACCAATAGCATTACCTGCTAAATCGTTAGGAACTCTACCATACTCTGATTTTTCTAGTGCTCCAACAACTGCAGCATTAAAGGGCATTATAGTTTGGTCAAGCCTTATTGGTACATACGCATATCGCTTATTACCATCGGCATCTATAATAAAAAATGAATCTCCGAATGTTATATTATAGTTACGAACTTTATCTCTAGTAGATATTGCTTTATTAGTCTCTGAACTTGCAATCATATTAGCCAGTGTAACACTAGCTGATGTAGCAACTATCCAAGCAAGTTTTATTCTCATCCTTCCAGGGTCTCTATTATATGCTTCTATAATTTTACCCGTACCTTGGATAGTCACGTTAGTATACGGTACAACTGTGTCGCCAGCTTTACCAACTCGACCACCTTGAGCATAGTCAAGTCTCATACGAGCCTCAGCTGTAGCTGCTTTAGATGCCAGGCCAGACTCAATAAGTCGGTCTCTATAAGCTAATCGTAGCCACATATCAGCCGTCTCATTAAGATACGAAAGAGCGGCTCTAGTCTTCTTAAAGTGTCGTGAGAGCTCTGCCTTAGCTGCTAGATTTGGGTCTAGTATTGCACGACCTTCATGAGTCATATAGGAATTACCAATGCCTTCACGCATAGCATCTTCCCAAGCGCCTTTATGCGTAATAGCATCTTTAGCTGTAGCTGCCATATTTCTACCCATCTGTAGCATAAATACTGGCAGGTGCGGACTATAAACAGTTGTATCTGCCATCCATGTATGTAGTATATCCATAGGAATACCAGCTAAAATAAACCCTGGATTATATGTAGTAGCACTAGCCTTCATTAAAGATGAACCACTAATTAAACGTAGTCCTACTGCAATTTGCTCTGGAAGTGCTTCAGGCCTACTAATAAATTGCTCAGCCATAGCATCTCGCATTAAGATAAACTCTTGCTTACCACCTACACGAACACCAAGACTTGTCCAGCCTTGTGGTGTATGACGCATCTTTTGATTTCCCTTAAGATCAACTTTAATAGATTCTTTACTCGGCAGTCGGACAAAATCATTACCTGGATTTTTTTCTGCTAACTCTCGAAAAGCTAGGAGTGCATTGTTCCTAGCAATACGATTCTCAACACGGATAGCATCTTCAGATATAAGTGCCTGTGCATCCATATTCATAGCTACATCAGTCTTTCCATGACCAAGCTCTTTAATACCAGAACTACGAATATCTACTATACCCCTAATGTTAGATTTAATAGGAATCATAGGGTCAATTATATCAAGAAACTCCCTACGCTGATAGTCAAAGTTTCTTAGCGTTGCAATTAGCTCTGGCGTCTCAAGTCCATTAGCTTCAAGTTTATCAAGCAGTAGTATCTGCTGCTCAAATATATCATCAGCCCCTTTGTTTATACGATTGTAGGTATCTGCACCTAATTCTTGCTTCATCTGTTCACGTCGAGCCATAGCCATAGGTCCTGTAATACCTCCAACATGGCGAACAGTTCCTACACCTTTATATTTATCTATCTGTATAACACGACGAAGGAATGTTAATTCATCTAGAGCTTTACGTTCCAAAGCATTAAATTTACTAAAGATTTCTTTATCCATAGCTTTAATGCTAAGTTCAGCGTTCATAGTAGCACCACCTCGTATAGCCATAGTACGAAGTGCATTAAGACCATATTCTCCAGAAGCTCTAAGGACTTGCTGAAGGTCATAGTCATGTGCATAGACTTCGCGGCGAGCTCTCACACCCATACGCTTAATGAAACTTTCCTGACCGGCATTCATAGCTTTAAAGTTTTTCTCCACTATGCCCTTAACAGCCGTTGCTGCATTATCATCATTAATTAACCAAGTTTTCTTAGCTGTTTCTTTTAAGGCTTCTTCTGCTTTTGGAATATTTTCTTTAATACCTGAGAGGTCTAAAATACCAGCTTGCTTTTTATCAAAATTCTTTAGCTCAGCGCGCTTAGCTAGTATTGCATCAAAGGTAATAGGAACACCATCTTTTAAAATAGCCTTTCCAGTCATATCAGTATATCGTACAATACCTCCGAGGTTAGTACCCTTCGGTGCATATATATAGCCGCCTGGATGCACTTCTACTATATCACGAGCTGGAAGTGATATGTCAGTAACAGTACCATCTGGCGCACCATCTTTCCCTTTAGCATATACATTAGTGGCGATATCTTTACTATTAGTTACCCACATACCGGGAGTAATATCTGCACTTTGACCAGCAGCTATACCGCGATATAATTTAGCTTGGCCATCTTCTATCGTTAGGTTAGTAGGAGGCTTAACGAGACCAGCCATAGCATATTTAGATACGCCATCACCTAAATGCTTTAAGCTATCCATATTCTTTTCTAATCCATCGAGAGATAAAATACCAGACTGTTTCTTACCTAGCTTTCTTGGAATAGCAGCTAGCAGCTCTTCATATGTCATATCTCCAGCGCGATTGATATACTCTTCCATTGCTGCAGAGCGTACTCGAGTATCATAGGGATTACTAAAAATGCTAGCCCAATCTCTCTTCAATGCGTTTAAGCTTTTTCTAGCTACTGATGCATTTCCAGAATCTCTAGCACTGGCATAAGTTTCTAACGAACCTTTTAGAAATCCCATAGGGCCTTGGTGTAATTCAACAGCTCGCTGCTCTGGCGTCATTGACTGGAACTTTTTATAATAGTCTCCCCACTGCTGCTCTGTTACAGCTAAGCCTTTACTATTAACTGTAACTACACCACCAGTAGCGTTAGGTGCAGGTAACCCTTTTGGAGCTCCTGCTGCTCTAGCCATATCATATTGTTGCTGAAGCTTAATAAGTTTATCTACAAGTGTATTAGCTATCTTTACTTGTTCATTGGGAGATATAACCTCACCAGTCTTTGCAGCCTCTCTCTGTATCAGTATTTGAGCCTTTGTTCCAAGAGTCATACTAGGACTATCTGATGTAATACCGAGATCTTTATCGATACTATCTTCAACAGTTTTAACTAAACTTTGGTTTGGCTTCTCTGTAACTGCTTTTTGAAACCTCAAGTTTCCGATACTAGTAGCTTCCACACGACGAGCAGTATCTGGAAAGTCGGTAGCAAAATCTCCAGTTTTAGGTATAGGTTTTGCAGCGTCAGATACTACACCTAATGCTTTTTTACCGAAAGGTAAAACTGCTAAAGTAGCTCCAGCTTTATACAGAGCTCCACTAGCAGCATTTATCTCATTAGCATATGGGACATCTCTCCCTGCTATTTTAGATATTGTATTTAGCTGAAATCGACTAGTAAAATATCCAGCGTCTCCAGCAAACTCTATAGCAGGTGTAATTATTCTATCTACCATAGTATGCATTATAGCTTTACCCATCGGAGTTTCTGGCTCGAATGGAATAGTATCAGATAGTTTACTATAAATGGCATTCGTCTCCTCAATAAAACGCTCACCAGTAGATAAACCTGGACGTGTGCTATTCCCATACTTACCGCCAGAAACTTTAGCTAAAGCCATATCAAGGGCTGAACCAACAGTAGCAGCACCCATAGCAGTAAACCACCCAAGTCCAGCAGCTGGTTGCTCTAATAGTCCGATAGCAACATTACCTGGAAGTATAGGCGCTACCTGTGTAAGCGTATTAAAGGTCTTACCAATGGTTGCCATAGTACTCGGACGCTGTACATTAATGAGGTCATCTGGCGGAGTAATTAAATCTGCTGGAGGCTCAGAAGATATATCTACTAAGTCATTCGGTGGAGTAGCCATTATTTACCTTTCGATGATTGCCAGTTACCTTTACTATCCTGCCACCACCAAGATTTCTGCGATGGACTATACTTAGCATTAGCCGGTACACCTGTTGGCCTGGCTATCGGCTTCGCCTCCGGTGCGGCTGACTTCTTCGGGGCGGTGAGGTTTGTGAGCAAGTCCTTAAACCCGCTTTTCAATGAGCTGGCTATGCCGCCTTTGGGTGCTGCCGGAGCGGGCGGTGGCGGTTCTTCGGGGCGGTCATTAGCACCATATTTTTGTAGACCAGCGGCTACTGCTTTAGTAAAATTACCATTATACTCTTTTAATAGCTCATCTTGGTTTTCCAATGTTTTCTTATACGCATCAGCTATCTTAGGATTAGCCGTAAAATCTACAGTAAAGCTACCATCAGCATTAACTTTTTTTACATTAGCTGGAAGGATTCCAACAAGAGAGTTGTAAAACTGCCGTGTTGTAGCTATTCTATCAGTCAGTGCCTGCCGAGTAGTATTCTTCTCTTTCTCTTTCTGCGTTCTATCAACCTGCATTTGCTTAAGCTCATCTTCTGTTATAGAACCTTTCGGTCTTTTATCAAATGGAAGCTTTCCGAGGTCTTGAACTGTAAGAGCTTTTTTATCAAGAAGATTAAAGAAGTGTGCCATCTGAGGCTCTGTATCAGATGTATTCAGAAGATCTTTTTTAGATACATACTCTGTAGTCTTCACCCCAGTATTAGGGTCTGTCTTAGTAACTTTTGTCGGTGTATTATCAGTAACAGGCCATACCTGATTAAGAAAACTTAGGCCAGCTTGATAGGCTTCTATATTCGGGTGCTTAATTGTTGTAAAAAGTTCCATAGCCTTCTCTCGACTACCGGCATTTCTAATAGCATCAGCTTGTTGCTGTACTTCGGCCATTCGGCGCTTCTGTTCTTCGCGCTCTAGTAAATTTTTAGCATAATCGCCAAGACCTGCACTAACGCCAGCGCCGAGGTTACTGCCGAAGTTACTTTTATTCTCAGGTAAATATATGGTTGTACTCATATTATATCTCCAGTGTGTAACAAATTGTTACAATCTAACTGCCATACTTATTAAGTGCCCATGTCGCAGCCGCTTGACCAATACTAGGGGCTGCGCTTGATAGAAAGCTCTGGCTACCTGGATTAACTGTAGTAATATTCTCCACACTCTTTAATCCAAGTGCTTGTAGGATATTATCTAAATTTTGTTGCTTCAGTGCTTGCTGACGTTTGAACTCTTCATAGTTAGCCGTTAGTGGTTGCTGTGCTGCAGCCTGTGCAACTCCACCAGCACCTTGTAGTGCTAAAAGATTTTGTATTGCACCACCTTGAGTAGATGGTAATAGGTTCGCTGCTTGCATCTTATTTGCTTGTTGCTGTTGTAGTGCATCAGCTCTAGCCTTTGCAATAGCAGTAGCAACATTGCCAGATGCAATACCTTCCTGCAAGATTTTATCAGAACCAAAGCCACTCATACCGTTGAATCTACCATTGATAGCAGGCAGCACTCGCTGAATAAAGTCCTGCATAGTAGGGTCTACAACTGAAGCATTAACATCAGCAGGGCCTGCGTTTATAATATCTTTAAGCGCACTACTCGCTACATCGTTCTGTCCATTAGAATTAACAGCATTAAGAGCTGATTGCTCCAAAGCAGATAATGATGCGCCTTGAATAGCATTTTGATTAGCTACTAATGGTGCATTATAAGCACTACCAGATGTACCCCCTACTTGTAGAGAAGCTAAAAGTTCTTTTAATTTAGCTTCTTGCTCTGGCGTCATTATAGGCGCCTGTGTTGTATCACTAGATGCTTTATGCCCTTTACCACCAGCTATAGCACCAATTGCAGCAGATGCTGCTAAACCCCAACCGACTGGCATGATATTCTCCTATAATGTTCTAATAACTCTCCAAGTACTTTAGGCTTATATGATACATTAGTAAGATATGGTTCTATATGCATCTGCCTTAGCTCTATATAGCGCTCTTCATCAAAAGGTAACCCTGTTAGGTATTCATAGATTTCTTTAGGATGATTAAATAAGTCTGTCCAAGGAATATGAAGCCCTTCTATATCATCTAAAATATATTGCCAAGAACTATGAATTATACCGCTCATTCCAGCTGACACAAGAGACGTATTTATTTCATCTATATCTCTATGTAAAATTAGCTTCTTAGCTGGATGCTTCTTTAAATAATCTTTATATGTAAAGATAGCTGTACAACTAATTCCTAGTACCTTATCTGACTTAATGTTATCTAACTCATTATATCTATGCACAGCTAACGGGTCATGAATACAGTGCACTTTATCTGATGTAAGCCAGTTAGATACCCAGGTAGTTCCAGACCTAGGTAATGCTATAACCATAAAGTCTAACATGATGTACCTTAATAAATGGATTCATTCTTAAATGAGAATCCAAACCAGCGAAGTATAAAGTCTGGGCTACTACCAGTCCAGCGAAAACGAATTTTATACGCTACTAATTGTTTATATAATCTAATCCTATCTTGAATTGATTGCGTAATAGTTGCTAAAGTATTCCAACTAATACCAGAATCTGTTGAGTACTCAAGTAAGATATTTGTACCTTGAATCATCATCTCAATCATATCAAAGCGAATCTGACCATCAGGTAGTGTGAAATCTTTAGTTTCTATATTATATGCTATCGGTGTTACATTGTCAAGGGTAGATATATAGTCATAAGAAAATACTTGATTTGTCTCGCCAGAGCATAGATGCGTAGTTGGAGAGTTAGCTAGTGACTGTCTACTATTCCATGTCCACGATTGGGCACTCCAGGACCCTATAAGGGCACTCCATATAAGGCTAACCTCAGATAAAAAGAATCCATACCCAATTAACTCATCTGCAAAATTTCGACTGTACCAATAGCTATCGCCTACGTTATACCGTAGTACTTTATCACATGTTTTAGTGACAGATTCAGTAGATACATAAGCAATCCATACTTCATCAAGCTCGTCTACATAAAAGGCAAATAGCCTAGCATCATACGATGGGTCTTTATCCCCAGAGTAGCCAAACATTCTATGAAAGATATTATCTCCAATAGATACTATACTATAGCCACCTCGATATTCATAGATATTAGTGTGCCCTACGAATATATGATAGTCCCCCATATTGACTACTGCACCTGATGATAAAGCACCTTCAGCTGTTATAGCAGACTCAAAGCGATAGTTAACACCGCTGCTACCAATGAAGCTACCACGAACAATTGAGCGTTCTCGATAGATAATTAGATACGGTCCTAGTACTTCTCCAAGCTGAATAGTATCGCTGAAGTCTAATAAGTTATCAAAGCCTGATGTACCCGTTGTCCAGTTTGTTGGATCAGTCTGATCTGATCGACGAGCACGTTGCGGATAGGATACTCCACCTTCAACAGTGTTTAGTAGAAAAAGAGCTGTGTTATAATATGCTATAGCCTTGCACACTACATCCCCACCGCTAGGAAGATTCGGCACATCTATACAATCTATACCATCATAGCGCTTAACTACATCTGTACCATTAGTAAATACTGCCCAGTTATTCGCAGGGATTGTTAGTATTGATATTTGCTTATCGAGACTTCCAGCAAGGGCGACAGACTTAATAACAGCTGCACCGTTTGCGACACTTCTTCCAGCTGGAACAGCATCGGCAAGTGTAAAGTTAAGACCACTAATAGTAATGGTAGTCTGTAACTGATCTCCATTATCGAGGGTGATACCAACTAGATTACCAGTAGCAAAACCAGTTGCATCAGCTACAGCTATTACTGTCGTACCTGCAGCATATGCAGCTGTCGTAGTTGTACCAGCAGTACCCTTTAATAATATCCATCGAGAAAAGCTAGTAGACCATTTATATACTGTAGCAGTAGTTATTAGTAGCTCTTCTGTAAGTATATCTGTCTTATCAAACTGAAATGTAGCTTGAGGCTGACCAGATACAACTTGACCAAAAGTACTATAACCTGTATCGCTACGTAAGCTTCCAGCCCGGCATAGCACATTATTGAGAGTAATAGACTGCTCATCAGTTAAGGTATCAGCTTGAGTAGATGTGTTTAGTCCACCAAGAAGATTTTTAACTGACCTATAATTCCAAGCATCTCTACCATGTTTATTAGGGTATGGCATAACTTTATACCTTCGTCAGTTCTGCACGCTCTGCCGCAATCCGGGCATCTAACGCAGCCAACCTATCGGTTGAGCCGCCTAACAAGACTTCACGTACTGCCCTTGCTTGCGACTGTTCTAGTGTAGCTATATTCCCTTTGATAGCTGCACGTTTTTTAATGTCCTGTTCCGACGGCAAAACAACAGCTAGTAATTGTGCCTCTGTTGGTTGCGCTAACGTGCTATTCCACTGTTTGATATATGCGCCTTTCCCGTCGGAGTCGTCCTGTAGAACGGCACCGCCAGCAAGAAAATCAATGTCAGGGTAAATTGCTGTAAGTCTTTCGAATAGTCTATCCATTATAAGTCTCCTATCCTATGCCCCATGAAATAGCTATTAACAACAGCGCCACTAATGCTTTGTAATCCATTATCTTGGTAAATATACAATTCAAAGTAGTCTGTGCCATTCACTTTTGCCAGACAATTAACGTCAATGCCGATAGAGCCTGTGCCTGACGCTCTGTTATGTGAGCTCCGCTTATAATCTGCCCCATTTTTATAAAGCGATAAAACAATTACATGAGTATCAGAGCTAGCTAGAAGTAATCCGCTTGCATTGAAACTATAGTACCCTGCCGGTGGTGTGAACCTGCTATTTGTTGTGTCAAAGTATCCACCAATATCAAACTCTTCGGTTGAAAAAGTTACTTTTGTATATGTATTATTGGGGATAGATTGATTTGATCCGTTTTTATGTACCGAGAAGGATACTACTTCTGCATTTACATTTATAACTTTAGTAATATCCTGTTGCATTACATCTAGTATGCGAAGCATTTCTTGCAATGCATTAGCAACCTCAGGCTGTTTAATAATTCCGAGGTTAATATACTTAGATGGCTGAGACGGAGATATCTTCATGTAACTGCTACCAACTGGTCTCGCAGAGCTACAATACTTACGTCTAAATCTTTAAGCTTACGATAGTTAATATCTGTAGCATAGAGCTGTGACTCAGTTAGCCCCGGTACAATACTTTGCTGTAAGATGATGCCGAGTAAAGCTTCACGAGTTATTCGCGGCATAAGTTGCTGGCGCTCTAGCGATTCAATCTGATTTTGAATATTAGCTCTCTGCTGCGCTACTATCGGTGCGCGCAAGACGGTCAGTTCCGCATCACTGATGGGAACTAACCCCGCTTTGATATAAGCATCCTGTGAGCCGTCTGCGGAATAGGCATAGACTTCATTTGTTACTGGGTCTTTGTAATGTTTCATGATTTTACCTTTATCTCAATTCACGCCAGTAAAGTAAAGTCCCCGAACCGCTCAAAAGCACAACTTTATAGGTAGCTCCATTCGGAACGATGCCGCTCAATTGTGGATACATACCAGCACCGCCATAAGCACTTGATCGGTCAACTAGAACTGCGCCTACATAAAACCCATGATCATTTGAACCAGCAGTCAGAACGACCTTAACCTGTATTGGCTTCCCTGTTGAGTTTGTGTATGTTGTTCCAATTGCTCGCGAAACAGCTTGCCAAGTTTGCCCATAGTGCCCACCGGCCAGTGCGTTGTTTGCTGTAGTAGTTACATTAGCATTAGCTTGAGCTACACGTAGTGGAGACATACTTCTTAATGCAGGCTCTGTCCCTGCTACCATCTCCGCTTGAGAGGCTTCTGCATTATAACCCTGTACTGTTGTTCCAATTGCAGATTCTACTAAAGCTGTACCAACTACATCAGCAGCAGGGAGAGGCCCTTTCAGCACCCCAGCTGATGTTAGTTGTACTATTGCACCTGCACTATCATACCAGAATAGCTCTGTTACTCCCGCAACATCTTTTGTATATAAATATCCAGTATTCGCAACAGTTCCTGGGTTAGTAGCCTGCTCGAGCAGTGTAACCTTTTTATGAGCACCATCCTCGGCTGTTCCAGCCATACTATGATCTACTACTAATCGTTCATCTAGTGCACGTTTTAATTCTCGAATACGCATAGCCCCAAGACGAGCATCTTCATCCTCGGCAGGTGTAGCTTTAAATGCAGCATTCCAGGTGTCTGTAAATGTAGTCATACAAGCCTCTCAAAATGTGGAGCATCCTTAAAATTATCATCTCTACCCCAGTCCATATCAAAGTTACCGCCCCAGCGATTCTTTGGGTTGAGGGATTCCCAGTATCTTCCAATAGGCTCTAGCTGTTTAACAGAGCAGATATACACAAGTTTACCTTCTGCAGAAGGAAGGAAGAAGTTTAAGTCTCCCGCCAGTTTCTGGA